TTTGATGACCAAATGATTATTAAATTAAAATATACCGAAGAAGAATATAATTTAGTCCGAGAACAATTAAATAAAATTGCACCAACACCCGAACAAGCAGTTTGGAAATTATTAGGCAATGAGTAAACATAAATTTCCTTATAAGTGGTATCTTAAAGATGGCTACCCACTAAAAAACGGATTAAAAGTATTTGGAACTTTTATTTGTGGTGGTGGTTCAACAATGGGATATAAGTTAGCGGGGTTTGAACATTTAGGAGGCGTTGAAATAGATCCACCAATAGCAGATGTATATAAAACAAATCACAATCCAAAATATTTATTTGTTGAGGATATTAGAGAATTTGCAAAGCGCAATGAATATCCAAAAGATTTATACAACCTTGATATTTTAGACGGTTCTCCACCTTGCAGTAGTTTCTCAATGGCTGGTAATAGAGAAAAGGACTGGGGCAAAACAAAAGTATTTAGAGAGGGGCAAGTTGAACAAAGACTTGATGATTTATTTTTTGATTACATTAAACTAGCAAAGAAATTACAACCTAAAGTTGTTATTGCTGAAAATGTAAAAGGAATTATCCAGGGAAACGCCAAAGTATATTCTAAAAACATAGTCAAAAAAATGACTGATGCAGGTTACAATGTGCAAGTTTTTTGCCTTAATGCCGCATCAATGGGTGTGCCACAAAAAAGAGAACGAGTGTTTTTTATTTGTCAAAGAAAAGATTTGAATTTACCAAAATTGAAATTGGGGTTTAATGAAGTATCTATAAAAATGTATTTTTTAGAAAGCAATAATGAATTAAATAAAGACGGTAAATTATACAGCGATTGGCTACAAAGAAAACAAGGGGATAAAAATTTTGGGGATATTTGTTTAAGAACAGAAGGAGTTCAAAAGTCTTTTGGCAGAGTTTTATTATGTAAAACTGATTATGCACCAACTATTGTGAGCGGTAATCAATATATTTATTTTGATAAATTCGTAGAAGCAAGTAAAAAAGATTATTGTCAAATAGGCACTTACCCACTTGACTACAATTTCAAATCAATAGAGCCAAAATATTTAATTGGAATGAGTGTGCCACCAGTTATGACTGCACAAATAGCACACGAAATATATTTACAATGGTTAAAATAAACATAGAATAAACAGAGAATATGGCAATTTTATTATTTAACGAAATCAAAAGAGAATTGCCAATTATTGAAATACAATTAGCAGAAACAAAAACATCAAAAATGATTGGAGTGTTTAAGGACAACGAAATAACAAGAAATGAATTTTTAAGTTTAATAAAATGAAAATATTTGTGATTATAATTTCAATTTTAATTTTTTTGATTTTTATTTTGTTGATTAAATTAATCAAAGCAAAAAATCAAAATAACATTGAGCGAGGATTGTATAAATATGAGTGCAGCCACAAAGTAAAATATCATGAAAGGGCGTAAACGATTGCCAACAAAAGACAAAGCAATGCGAGGCACTTTAAAAGCCGAAAGGGTTGTTAAAAATGAAATGCAAGTTAGTTTGATTTCATATTTACCCGATCCGCCGGAATGGTTAACGGAAATCGGCAAAGAGGAATTTTTGAAAGTGTGTAACGAATTACTTAATAAGCAAATGTTGCATCACATTGATATGCGATTAATTGAGGCGTATTGCAACGCAATGGCACTACATATTGAAACTGAAATAATGTTACGCGACAAAGGACGGGTGCAAGTTTATAGGGACGAAAATGGCAATGTAAAACATTCGCAATCCGTTCCCTACCAAGCAATCGCGGACAAAGCATTAGACAAAGCATTAAAAATCGCAATACAATTTGGATTAACACCCTCGGCAAGAAGTGGAATATCACAACCAACATTAATACAACAAAATAACGAATACAATTTTTTTGAATAAAAAAGAAAAATATTATTTTGACGAAGTTGAGGCAAATCGTGCAGTAGCATTTATTGAAACAATGATCCGACATTGTAAAGGGGATTTGACGGGTGAATTATTTAGTTTGGAGGATTGGCAAAAGAACGATATTATTCGCCCGTTATTTGGAACAAAATACATTGAAAATGGGTTAAGACGATACCGGACTTGTTATGTAGAAATCCCGCGTAAAAATGGGAAATCAACTTTGGGTGCGGCGATTGCATTGTATATATTATTTGCGGACAATGAAAGAGGTGCAGAGGTTTTTAGTTGTGCGGGGGATCGTAATCAAGCGGGGATCATTTTTAATATTGCAAAAAGCATGGTTGAAATGTCGCCGGAATTATTTAAAAGGGCAAAGTTGTATCGTAATAGCATTTTCAATCCGGCAAAATCAAATGTTTATAAAGTATTAAGCAGCGATGCAAAGTTGCAACATGGACACAATGCTCATGCCGTTTTATTTGACGAATTACATACGCAACCAAACCGAGAATTGTGGGACACAATGTTGACTTCAACGGCTGCAAGATCCCAACCGATTATTATGGCAATAACAACCGCCGGAAGTTCAAAAACTGATGGAAATATTTGTTGGGAAGTTCACGATTACGCCGACAAAGTTAGTAAAGGAATTATTGAAGATGACTCATTTTTGCCGGTGATTTATGCCGCTGACGAAAATGACGATATTACATTGGAAACAACTTGGATGAAAGCAAATCCGAATTACGGAACGAGTATTAAAAAAGATTATTTAGAGGCGGAGGCAAAAAGGGCACAGGAAATTGTATCCTACGAAAATAGTTTTAAAAGGTTGCATTTGAATATTTGGACAACATCGGTTACGAAATGGATTTCGGACAATAAATGGATGGAAAATAATGAGCCATTTGATTTGAAGTTATTAGAAAAAATGGATTGCTGGGGTGGGTTGGATTTGGCGTCAACAAGGGATTTGTCAAGTTTCGTTTTATTTTTTCCGTTGGACAATGGCAAGTTTTTTGTGATGCCTCATTTTTTTATTCCGAGGGACACAATTTATACCCGAGTTATGAAGGACAAAGTTCCTTACAATGAATGGGAAAAATTGGGGTTGCTAAATATAACAAGCGGGGATATCCAAGATTACGAAGCAATAAGAATTAAAATAAATGAATTGCGTGAAAAATACAATATTAAGTCGGTTGCATTTGATCGTTGGAATAGTAGCCAATTAGTTGTAAATTTAGCAAACGATGGTTTGGCAATGTCCCCATTTGGACAAGGATTTGCATCAATGTCCGCACCGACAAAAGAATTGGAAAAAATGGTTTTACGAAATGAAATTAATCACTTAGGAAATCCGGTATTGCGTTGGCAAATGGCAAATGTGAGTTTGCGAATTGATCCGGCGGACAATATAAAAGTTGACAAAGCAAAAAGCAGCGATAAAGTGGACGGGGTTGTGGCGTTAGTTATGGCAATCGGAGAATGGATGACTGACGAAAGTCCGAATGGATCAATTTATAACGATAGGGGATTGCTAGTAATATGACACTTGGAATTGAAATATTAATTTTATTGAGTCCGGATGGATTTGAAGAACGGTTTTATTTTTATGCAAAAACCGAAAAAACATATTTAAAAGCATACGAAAAAACTGAGCTTGAATATCAAAATTATTTTGGAAAAACTAAATATTCTAATTATGATAGTTTCCGAGTTGTTATGCAAAGAAAAATAAAAAACAAAAAATGAAACAATGTTCCACTTTTTTTGAATTTGAATTTTTAATTTTGCAAAAAATACATTTTTAATTTATGGGAGTAGTTGATTTCGTTTCAAATTTATTTACCAAAAAAGAAACACGAACACATCAACAAAATCCGGCATTATTTAATTTGCTAGGAGCGTCGGGTGGATCAGGGATGCAAGTTGATACAGAAACCGCGTTAACAAATACGGCGGTGTGGGCTGCAATAAGAATTTTGTCGGAAAGTGTGGCACAATTGCCGATACAATTATTTGAAAATATAGAGGGTGGCGATAAACTTAATCGTGAGGATCATAACTTGGCAAAGTTATTAAAAATAAAGCCAAATCAATACATGACGACTTACGCTTTTATGAGCAAAATCATGGTTGATTTATTAACGAATGGGAATAGTTATGTTCGTATTTTAAGAAATCCAAGCGGAAAACCAATTGAATTGATCCCTATTCACATAATGGATGTTGAAATTGTTGAATACGACGATTTGTTTTTTTATTCAGACAATAAAAGTGGCGAAAATTTTGACACTTACGATATGTTGCATTTTAAAGGATTAAGCAGAGATGGGCAAATTGGATTAAGTCCAATTGATGTTTGTTCGGCTTCAATTTCGTGGGGATTAGGATTGGAAAAATACGGAAACGATTACTTTAAAAATGGGGCAAAAGTGTCGGGAGTTTTACAAACTGAAAGGGCATTAACAACTGAGGCAATTGATAGGTTGAGAATGAGTTTTGCACAAAACTATTCTACAATAGGAAATTCGCAAAAAACTTTAATTTTAGAGGAGGGGTTGAAATTTAGTCCAATTTCACTTTCAAATGAGGCATCACAATTCCTTGCATCTAGGCAATTCAGTATTGAGGAAGTTGCACGAATTTTCAACATCCCGCCTCACTTATTAAGAGATTTAACAAAAAGTTCGTTTAACAACATACAGGAACAAAGCCGAGAGTTTGTTCAATATTCATTAATGCCTTATTTAATTTCAATTGAACAAGAATTGAATTGTAAGTTGTTAAAAACAAATGAATTGGGAAAATTAAATTTCAAATTTAACACAACCGCATTATTGCGAGGCAATCCAATTGAACGGGCGGATTATTATAGTAAAATGCTGAACATGGGTGCAATGACAATTAACGAAATAAGAGCAAAAGAGAATTTGAATGCCGTTGACGATGGCGATAACTTATTTATGCAGTTAAACATGGCGACATTAAATAATATTATAAAAGGCGGGACGCTTGAAAATATAAATGAAAATCAAACTGAGGAAATAATACAAGAATAAAAAAATGACAAATAACAGAGTAAAATTAAAAGGCAATATTTTAGAAATAACTGAGGACGAAACAACATACACAATTGTGTATGAAAAAATTAAAAAAGAAAATGAAGCCGACGAAACTGATGACACAATGGTTGACGAAATTATTGACGAAAGTGTTGTGGACGAAAATGAAACCGAAATTGATGAGGATGTGGAATTGGACGAAAATGAAAATGATGTAATTGAGGACGAGGAAACAAAAGCAATAGGGGACGAAGAAATTGAAGAAGAAGAAACCGAAGAAGAAGAAATGGAAGAAGAAACCGAAGAAGAAATTGAGGTTGAAGAAGAAGAAGAAATTGAAGAAGAAACCGAAGAAGAAGAAGAAGAAGAAGAAGACGAAGAAGAAGAAGACGAAGAAGACGAAGACGAAAAAATGCACGAAGTTGGATCAAGTTATAAAAAAAAGAAACGCGATTTGTGGGACAATAACAAAACCGAAAAAAGATTTTTTAATATTGAAACAAGAATATCAAAAAGAGCAAAGAAAAATGTCGTAACGGGACACGCTGCAATCTTTGGGCAATTGTCTGAGGACTTAGGAGGATTTAAGGAAAAAATAAAAGTCGGTGCATTTGATGGGGTTTTGAAAAATGATGTTCGTGCATTTTTTAATCATGATCCGAATTTTTTATTAGCAAGAACAACAAGCGGGACATTAAAATTAGCAGTTGACAAAGTGGGATTAAGTTATTCATTTGAAGTTCCGGATACAACGGCGGGGCGTGATTTGGTTATTAGCATGGAACGGGGCGATATAACGCAATCGTCTTTTGCGTTTATGGTTGAAAAGGATAGTTGGAGTGAACAAGATGGGCAAGAAATTAGAACAATTGAAAAGGTTGGACGATTATTTGATGTTTCGCCGGTTTCAATTCCGGCATATCCACAAGCAAATGATCTAGTTGTGGCAAAAAGAAGTCGTTTAACTTATAAAGATAAAACAAAAATCAAAAAAGAAAATGAGTGGCAAAAACAAGCGGACTTATTAAAGTTGAAAATTAACATATTAAAAAGAAAATTAAAAAGAAAATAAAATGAAAAAAAGTTTAGAATTAAAAGAAACGCGTTCAACTTATGTTTCGCAATTAGAGGATGTCCATGCATTAGCAACATCTGAAAAAAGAGAATTGACAAAAGTTGAAGGAAAAAATATTGATGCAATAATTTCAAAAATTGATGCATTAGATATTGACATTGAAAGATCCGAAAAAATGGAAACCGAATTAAGAAATGCGGCGAAAGTATCGGGAGCGTCAATAAGCAATAAAAATTCAGGTGCAAAAGATTGGAGTTTATTTAAAGCAATACGCGATATTCAATCAAATGGTAGATTAAGCGGGTTGGAGGCAGAAATGCACCAAGAGGCAGAGAAGGAAGCAAGAAAAACATTACAAGGAATTGGGTTGCCAACTTTCATGACTGAAAAAAGAGCAATTGACCAAACAAATTCACAAATCGCACCGAAAAATGTTTTGGCTTATGTTCAAGCATTACAAGATGGTGGATTGTATTTAAAAGTAGGCGCAACAAATTTAGGAACGGTAGCAGCAGACACGGTTATTCCGGTAACTGGAGGATCTACTGTTGGTTGGAATACTGAAGTTGCTACGGCTGCTGATGGTGGTCAAAACTTTTCAAAAGTTACATTGACACCAAAAAGATTAACTGGATACGCTGACATTTCAAATGTTATACTAGCACAAAATGGACAAAGTGCAGAAGCGGCGGTATTAGCTGACTTAGGTAGAAACATGGCAAAACAAATTGACGCGGCAATGTTTGGATCAACATCAGTTGCGAATGCACCGGCGGCAATTGCAGCAACAACGGGAACATTGACTTTTGCTGAAAGCACAACTGCGGGTGGAGCGGGTGCGTGTTTAGACATGCTTACGGCAATACAAACACTAGCAGCGGATCATGGATTGGAAGGTAATTTGGCATTTGTAAATGATTGGACACTTTACAAAGCATTAAAAGGAGGGGCGCAAGTTTCTTCAATTACACCAATGATGGTTGGAGATATTTTGGCGGGATATCCTGCACATTTTAGTTTCGCACCGGCAAATGTTGCGGGAACAAGTGGTGATGGATTGTTTGGTGATTTCTCAAAAGTGTTTTTTGCACAATTCGGACCAAGCAATATTTTAGTTGATCCATACTCGGCAGCATTAACAAATGAAGTGAGATTAGTAATGAACAACCATTTTGATTGGGGAGTTTCACAAGGCAAAGCGTTTGTAAAATATACAAGTTTAGTGTAATAATTTTGGGATTTTGGGGGGCGAAAATCCCCCCGAAACATCCCTTTTTTTAGAGTTTTACAAGAAACACCGAAATGCGATCTAAGGCGGTTTTTAAGCGATTTAAAGCACTTTGATATACTTGTAATATATATACATTAAAACAAAAAGATAATCGTTTTACTAGAGTAAAAACGAAAAAAAATAAAAACAAAAAATGGCAAGATTTACAACGTTTCAACAAGCAAATTTAACGACAATAATCACATTGGCGGAGGCGAAAATTCATTTGCGAGTTGGAGATAGTGGAGACGATGCATACATCACAAGTTTGATTTTTGCGGCACAAAATGTTATTGAAAATTATTGCAATATAAATTTAATGTCAAGGACGATTATACAAAATTGTGATACTTGGGAAGACACAAAAATTTTATTAATATCACCACCGGCAAATTCAG